TTAGCCCTTAGCTCTACCGATCCCAACCGCCCGCCGCACAGCCCCAGCCTCCCAGCGCGTGCAGCGAGTTGAAAACTTCTTCGGTTGCGGCAGCGTGCCGGCGGCGACCATTCGCCAGACCGTCGCCACTGATACTCTGAGCATCGCAGATACGTCCTTGACGGTCATGTGAGCGGTGTCTGGCAGCGTGTCGAAGTTCGGGCTCATGAGCGTTCCTCGGGAACCAGCGTCCGGGCAAGGTGGCTGGCCAGGCGCTCAAGCCGGGCGTTCAGTTTGGATACGATCTCAAGTTCGGCCAGAGCGATGTCGGAAAGCAGGGGGTTATCGGAGCGCACCAGCTCGGCCAGGTCATGGCTCAACTGGTTGGCGCACCGGGCTGCCGTTGCGGCTTTTTGGTGGTCGACGGTGTTCATGCTGCCTCCAAGAAGAGGTCGGCGGTCTTGTCACAGCGCGCCGTTGGTTTGAGGGCGTCGAGGGTGTTCCCCGGCGTGGCCAGCCAGGCCTCAACCCATTTCGGTTTGCGGCCGCGTCCGGACCAGCGCAGGTTGGGGTGCTCCGGGTGCTGATAAGGTCTCTCCGCACAATCAGCGTGTGCTGGTTTTTCGTCCGTCTCGATAAGAGACGTCTCCGTGGCGTCGGTCGGTTGAATATCGGTGGCTGGCGTTTCAGTTGCCGAGGGGGTTTCCACCTTCTCGATTTCATCCCAGGCTAGATTCGAGACAACGTCTCGGCCGGGGCCGAAGCGGACGAGGCAGCAAGCCTCCTGCTTTCCCTCGATCACACCCTCGCGGCCGCAGCATTTGCGCTTCTTTCCCGTTGGCCCTTTTGCGTTTGCTCGTACCCGAACCTGATCTCCGACAACGAAGGCGAGCCAGCCAGCGAAAGGTTTTTCGTTCGTCTCGATAAGGCCGGCGTCAGCCGGCGGGGTTTCGTTTTCTGCGGTACTTGTTTCGCCCGCCGGCGCAGCTTCGGGCGCGCCCTCGGGGGTTTCGGCGCGGTTTGTTTCCTGCGCCTGCGCAGCCTCAGAGGGGTAGGCGTGCTTTTCGGCCGTGGCGCTCGGCGCCGTTCCTTCAGGGATAACGCTGGCTTTGACCTGTTCAGCATCAATCCCGAACAGGCTGGCAACCTCAATCAGTTCGCGGGGCTCGTACTGCATGCTCCAGTCGTTGCACATTGAGCTGCCGACGACCATCAGGTCTATCATCAGCCGCCAGCAGTCGGCCAGGTTCATGGAGTCGATCGCGGCCAGGATCGCGTCGCGGCGCTCGGTGTAGTTCCGCCCGGTCGGTTTCCAGAAGCCGATGATCTTGCGCAAGGTGTCGTTGTCGCCTGCGCGTTCGAACAGGCGGCGAGCGATGCGGCGCATCAGGGACAGCGCCAGGTCCGGCGCCATCTGGCTTTCGCCGTTCAGTGTCTGGTCTGCCAGGCTGTCGCGTACCTGGGCGAGCAGGCGATCGCGGTAGGTGCGTTCCTGGGCCAGTACCACCGCCTTTTTCGCTTCATCGGCTTCACGGTCGGCATCCCGGCTGCGCAAGCCGGCTGCCTGCAGCTTCTCGGCCAGGACTGTGTTCGGTAGCACCGGCACCAGGACGTGTTGCTGTACGTCCTCGATCATGGTCGGGGTCAGGTCATCGCCGAGAATCTCGCGGTAGGTGCGATTCTCCGGGTCGTCGTAGCATGTCTTGTCGAGCTGGGTGTAACCCGGAATCGTGGTGTAATTCTGGATGCCGTAAGCAGCCAGTTTTTCGGCAGCTTTGCCAGTGATTACCTGGCCGCCAGCGGCGACTACCTTCGCCGCCTCGCGGGCTGTCTGTGCCAGGCGCTTGGCCTGAAAACAGTCCGGGTCAGTGCAGACGTTCGCACTCGTCGCGTCGTCGAAGATTTCCGGCTGATTCCCCGTGCGCTTGGGACAGTCGTTACAACTACCGGCGCTGGGCACCAGGTCATCCATCCAGGGCTTGAAGGGCGCGCCGGCCAGCTTGAGCATGTACCGGTCCTGGATCAGCCGCGCCGCCCGGCGTACCGACATGACATCGCCGTAGCCGTCCGTGGAGGTGATTTCCTGGATGGCTTTCGCCTGCAGCTTTGCTGTGGGGATGCGGGCGATCAGCAGCGCCGTGCTGGGATTGAGCAAGCCTCCCTGGAACAGGCGCCGACCGTCGGGGGAGAGGGCCAGCAGCTTGAGCCGCCCGAAAATGTAGGATCGGCTCTTGCCAATCTTTTCCGCGAGCTGGTCGGCGGTGTAGCCGTGCTTGTCCATCATCAGCCCGTAGCCTTCGGCCTCCTCGATCGGGTGAAGGTCTTTCCGCTGAAGGTTTTCAATGACCTGGAGTTCCAGCACGGCGCGGTCGTCGAGATCCCGGACCAGTACCGGCACGAGAGTCAGGCCGGCGGCTTTGGCGGCACGGTAGCGGCGCTCACCGGCCACAATCTCGTAATACGGCATGGTGTCGCCTGGGTAGGCATAGTTGACCGGCCAGCAGCGCACCAGCAGAGGCTGCAGCACGCCGTGCTGTTTGACGCTTTCCGTCATCTCGAGCATCTCGGCATCCGGGAAGCTCTTGCGCGGGTTCGTGGGGCTGGGCGCTAGCGTGTGGATGCCAGCCGGCTGGCTGATACAGGCCTTGGCTTCGGCGCTCTGGGGGTCGTAGTCTTGCATTGTGGTCTCCGGGTCAGGCGGGGCGCGGTTGCACCGCCTTAGGTGATGGGGTTGAGTCGATGGGCCAGCGTCGTCAGCCCGGTGGTGAAAATCTCGTTGATGCAGTCGTCGTGCGACAGCGTTGAGTCGCCCTGTTGCAGGTAGGCGATCAGGACTTCCGTGCTGGCGAATTCCTCAGCGGTTAGCGTCACGTCCAGCGTCGTGGCAGGCACCGCCAGCGTCGCTGGCAGCGGTTCGCCGGCCTTGACCAGCGCCGCAAGCACGGTGTCGACCAGGCCTTGCTGTATATGCACGGCGGCTGCCAGCGTGGCCGCCTGGCTGGCGATGCGCTTTGAGCGCTCCCGTAGCGCGGCAATGCCGGCCACGGCAATATCGAGATGCAAGGGGCGCTCAGGGTCAGCGGCCAGCGCAAAGAAAAGGGCTTGAGTGCGGTCAATCTCGCTCATGCCAGTCTCTTCGCCAGTGCGTCACAGATGGCATCGCAGCCGTGTCCAGCAATGACGGCGATGTCCAGCCCGGCGCCGCGCACGCGGTAGAGGCGGCCTGGGATGATGGGCTGGGCGCTCATTGTTTTTTCTCCAGGCGAATGACAAAGAAGCGGCGGGAGCTGTCGAAGAAGGGGGCAGCCTCGCCGGTGCAGAAGATGAAGTTCGGTGTCTTCACCTGGCGCGACCGGCCGCTATAGGGCGAGCGAATGAAGGTCGTTTCGCTGGTAATCAGACTCTTGAGCCGGCAGAAGTCGCTTTCGATGGCCGGGAGGCCGTCGATGATCACGGTCTTCGGTTCGCTTGCCAGTGTGTTGTCGATACCGCGGCGGCGCATGAATTCCATCAGTTCGACCTCGACGAACGCGCCATTGCGCGTGGCAATCTGGCGGGCCAGGGTGGTTTTCCCGCTGGCTTGCGGGCCAACCAGAACGAGTGCCTGACCTCGGGTGAAGGTATGGTTGATGATGTCCATCACGCGGCCTCCGGGAGTGCGGTAGATGCGCTCGGCAGGGCGTTGGCGTGCGGCGCCTGGATGAAGAGGTGCACGCCGGGATATTCCTGGGCCGTGACACGGTAGGTGTCGTGGTAGCTGCGGCCATGGTTCACCAGGTGCAGGCCGCCGCGAAGTGCGAGCTGGATCACCTGCGCGCTGTTGGCTCCGGCGTAGATGCAGATTTCGACATCATTGGTGTGGTAAAGGGCGACTGCTTCCAACGGTCGAGTGAACAGCGAGCCAGGATTCAGGTCAGCGGCTGCGTTGAGGCCTGCACAAAGCTGGTGCGCAGATTCAAAAACGGACGCGGCCGCGCAGATCAAGGCGCTGTGTTGTGCTGCCTCTGCCTCGATGCGGTTCAGTTCGAGCTGCAGGGGGGAGGGGGGCAAGGGAAGGAATAGCATGTCATTGCTCCAGAAGATGGCGGGGAAGGACGGCCACAGCGGGCGTGCCGTCGGCCGTAAAAAGCACACCGAAGTGGCGGCGAACGCTGCGGTAGGCGGCGCAGTGGGCGAGGTGGACCTTGAGAGCAGACAAGTGCAGACGCATGGACTGGCTCCGGTTAGTGGAAGTTGGTGACCTTGCAGACCAGCTTGTGCAAGGCCTGGACGGTGAAGCGGGTGCCGACGCACTCGTTGCGATCGAAGAGTTTTCGATAAACGAGGTAGCGCGTGCCTTTCGGCTCGGCTTTCTCGACCACGAAGCAGCCGTGGTCCTGCGCGATTTGCTTGGCTTCCTTGAGGATTTGCAGGGGATTGCGGGCGGTGGTCATGTCACTCCCTCCACAGGTAGTTTTGCGAGGCGTGGCGGACGGGGTCGTCACCGACCAGACCGTCATGTCCGCAACAGGCGCCGGCGGGAATGAACTCCGGCGCATCGAGCGGTGCGACAGCGACGTCCTCGCAGAAGCGGGAATTGCTGTCGCGCCGCTGCAATTCGTGGCCGAGGTAGAGTCGGTGATACCCGGTTAGGCATTGGAAATCGAAGCCGGGGCGGATGGCCCGGCCGTTGCTGTCGGTCATCCGGTGCCGGCGGAAGATGCGCGTGGCACCGGTGCTGTCGAATTGATTGGGCGTGGTGATGAACATGATGGTCACCCCAGTTATTCGGCGGCTGGTGTCGTGTAGTAGATCTGGGCCTGCCTGGTGTAAGGCGCGCGGTAAACAATCTTTTGGCACCCGAGCTTTTTCAACGATATGCCGATGCGCGTTTGCAGGTCGCGGGTGATCTTGTCGGCATCGAGGCCGAGGCCTTCCGTGATCGCTTCTGCCAGCGTGAAGCGGGTGCGTTGGCGGAATACCCAGCCGGTCAGCGGATCGTTCGCGGCACTGTTGTTCTGGGAGGTGTCGGCCTTGCCGATCAGTTTGGCAAGGCTCGCCTGGTGCTGGCGAATGGCCAGGCAGTAGCCGGCCAGCCAGCCGGCGCTGGCGGCGATCGCTGCCGTAATGAGCAGCGAAAACAGGGTGAGGAAGAGGGGCATTTCGGTCTCCACGTTGAGCGCCAGGTGGCGCGGTGGAGACAGTATTAACGAAACGCTAATTAAAGGTCAATAGCGAAACGTTAATATTTTGGTGCGTCAGACTAATCCTGGAACTCGTCGGGGATCGGTGGCGCCTGGGTAGCCCGTCCATTCTGAAAGTCGACTCGCAGGCTGCGAGTGCTGTAGGTAAGCCCGTTGACGAAAACCCACACGTAGCGAACTACATCGCCTTGGGCATCAACGCGGGTTGGAGGGCCGACCAGCGCAGTGACTTCAGCAGTTGTCATGCCGGCTCTGATCTGGCGCGCTTCGGACCACTTGAATGGTGTTCCGGCGCAGGCCGCGAGAAGCGCTAGGCACGAAATCAGCAGGGTTGTACGGATCATTGCTGGTCTCCTGTATCAGTAGTGGCGGCAGGGCTTGCTGCAGGTCTTTGGTTGTGGCTCACGGTATTCCTTTGTCAATTATAAAAGTGAGAATCATTCCGGTCTTGGGCTCTAAAAAAACCCCGTTGTCGGGGCGGGGGTGTGACTGGGGGAGGTGAATAATCTTGCCTCCCCCGGTTCGTCGCAGCCGGGGTGGGGTTAGGTGCCGGTGCGCTTTATCTCCTCCGAGCCTTTGGCCCACTCTTCAGCTTTTGCAAGCAGGGTGATACGCCCTCGCCGATCAAGTCGTTTCATTAGGCTGACCATGTCCTTGATGTCTTCATCGTCGAATATCGGTTCGCGTGAATGGTCATTATCCAGCCACCCAGTTTCCTTGTTGGCCGCTTTTTCTAGTTCGCGCGCTTGAGAAGAGCCAATGGCTTTCGGTTTTCCGGTTTTTGAGTCTTTCGCTCGATTGAGCAACTGACTGATCTGGGCTTGTTGTTTTCCGGATGTCTCGGCAAAGCGCGTAACGCCGCCCGCCTCGTTGACGAGAGCGCGCAGGTTGTCGAGGCGGATTTCTTCGATGGTTTTCACGTTTGTCATTAGATAACGTATCGCTAAAATCCGGAATTCGCGTGTCGCTATTGACCAATCATTAGCGCATCGTTAATACTTCCGGCCATGGACCTGCACACCTATCTCGAAAGCCAAGCTCTGCCGGCCGGCAATTTTGCCGCCAAGCTCAAGGTACCCCCCTCATTGCTCAGTCAGTGGCGGACAGGTGTGCGACGTGTGCCGGCTGAGCGCTGCCCGGATATCGAACGAGAGTCCGGCGGCATCGTCACCTGTGAGGAACTGCGCCCCGATGTCGATTGGGCGTACCTCCGCCAACCCCTTCAACGAGTTCAGGAGGCTGCTTGATGAGCGGGCCTGATGTTTCATCGGAGACGTGGAGCAAGCTTGAGCATCTGATACGCGAGAGGTTCGGAACTAGTCGACCTTACGTTGCCGCCAAGCGGCGCCGGCAAGATCGCACACCGCATGAATCGATCCGAGTGCGATTAACGCTGTGTCGGAGGGTGTTCCGTCCGGTGGCATGGCGTCTTCTGCCTGGGCAATTGCCAGTTCTCGCGCGGTTGTCACGTCGCGCTCGTTTATTGGCAGAAGGGCGCAGAGTCGAATGAAAGCCATTTTGAAACCGAAAAATTCGGCGCAGGTTTTCTCGAGTTGTTCGTCCATTGCCCTGATCTGCTCTTCTAGCGCGGCAACGCGTTCGTGCAGTTCCATGGGGGGGCCTTTCGTGGTTGGTAGTCATCTGTGGAAAGCTGATTCTGACATGTCTGGAGCCTCCGCCTTTTCTCCGCCCGCTGGGTCATCTCTGCCCCCTGGGGGCCGGCGTTTCCCGTGTCTCCGGGCACGGGCTTTTTCTTCCCCGGTGTCGCCATCATGCGGCGGCGCCTCGTTTTTGTTTACTGAGGGTCTTCGTCATGTCTCAGGGTAATTTCGAGTGTGTTCAGCGCGATCCGGTCGGCGTGTTGCAGCAGGAGCTGATCGCCACACCGGGCGGTATCAAGGCAGCGGCAGAGCGGATCGGCCGCTCGCCTGGCGTGCTGCACAACAAGTTTTCAGAGGCCATGCCGCACTACGAAATCACGGTGCGCGAAGCCCTGGCGCTGGCGCTTGGCTTGCCAGGCACCGGCTTCATCGAGGCCATGTGCAGCCAGTTCAACGGCGTCTTTCTGCCGCTACCGCCGGGATCGCCGGGCGAGGACGACGTGTTGCAGGCTTACCTGGCCATCGTCGCACAGATGGGTGACCTGAGCCGGGAGTTCACTGAGGCGCGGGCGGACGGCATCATCGAGCCGGATGAATTCCGCGCTTTGAAGCTTCGGGCGCATCGCACGGTGGCTGCCGTGATGCACCTACTGGCAGAGCTTGAGACCATGGTGCGCGAGGTGCCGCCGCCTTCGGCCAAGGTCAGGGAGATCGGGCGCTGACCGGTGGCTGATATCGATTTCAAGGCGCTGGCCGATGCCGCGCTGAACCGTGCCGAGCAGTTGCTCGCTCTCTGGCTGCCGGATGGGCGCAAGGTGGGCGGGGAGTGGAAAGCGCTCAACCCGATGCGCTCCGATGATAGCCGCGTGGGCAGTTTTTCCATCAGCCTCACCAAGGGGATCTGGCGTGACTTCGCTTCCGGCGATTCCGGTGCTGACCTGGTGTCGCTGTACGCCTATTTGTTCCATGCGGGGGAACAGGCCGCCGCCGCTCGGGCGCTGGCCATCGAGTTGGGCATGCCGGAGGCAGCCCCGCCTCCCGGTAAAGGCAAGGCGCGGTCGACGGCAAAAAAAACGGAAAAGCCAGCGCTAGAGCCGAAGGAAAAAAAGCCAGGCTGGCGCTGCGTGATGCCGGTGCCGGACGATGCACCGGCGCCCCCAAAAGCGCATGAATTCCGGGGCATCCCGGTCGCCACCTGGGCATACCAGGATGCCGCTGGCCGGCTGCTCGGCTATGTCTGCCGGTTCGCCGCGAGCGACGGTGGCAAGGACATCATCCCGCTAACGTACCGCCAGCACGAAACCACCGGCAAGTTCGCCTGGCGCTGGATGATATGGCCCGATCCCCGGCCGCTCTACGGCCTCGATCGCCTGGCCGCAAACCCGGATGCAACGGTGTTGATCGTCGAAGGCGAAAAATGCCGAGACGCCGCCCAAGCGGAGCTACCCTCCCTGGTGGTGCTGACCTGGCCGGGCGGCGTCAATGCTGTTGCGCAGGCAGATTGGTCGGCACTGGCCGGGCGCAAGGTGATGACCTGGGCGGATGCGGACAGCAAGCGCAAGAAGCTGACCAAGGCAGAAAGCGAAGCCGGGCATGACCCGCTGGCGCAGCCATATTTGCCGGCCGAGGTGCAGCCCGGCGCCAAAGCCATGGCCGAGGTGCGCAGCATTCTGCACGGCCTGGGCTGCCAGTTGTGGAATATCGACATCCCGCCCCCAGGCGAGGCGCCGGACGGCTGGGACGTGGCCGATGCCGTGACCGAAGGCCTGGCCGGCGATGCGTTGGCCGACTGGATGCGCGACCGCTGCCAGCCCTGGCAGCCGCCCGCCCCGGCGGAAGAGCCTCCTCCCGCTGCCGAAGCTGGCGCGGGCGGAAAGAAGAAGCGCGAGAAGCCAGCGCCAGCGGAAGACGAGGCGTGGCGCGACAAGCTGCTGTGGAAGAAGGGCGAGCTGGACGACTGTCTGGCCAACGTTTATGACATCCTGGCCAACCGCCGGGAGTGGCGGGGCGTGGTGGCTTTCGACGAGTTCTCCATGCGCACCGTCAAGCTGAAGCCACCGCCCTATGCCGGCGGCGCCGTCGGCGAATGGGATTCGGCGGACGATTCACGCACCGCCATCTGGCTGACCCGGCAGGAATGGATTACGCCGTCCTCGGCCCGGGTGGCTGAAGCGGTGGAGACCGTCGCCAAAGCCAATCCCGTGCATCCCGTGCGTGCCTGGTTGCAGGCGCTGCCAGCCCATGATGGCGTGTCGCGTATCGATCACTGGCTGACCGATTACCTAGGCGTCAAGGATAGCCCCTACGTGCGACTGGTGGCCCGGTTCTACTTGCTCGGCATGGTCGCTCGCGTCATGAAGCCGGGGGTCAAGTTTGATTACTGCCTCGTGCTTGAGGGGAAGCAGGGCAAAGGCAAATCATCCGCCCTGCGCGTGCTCGGCGGCGAATGGTACGCGGATACCGACCTCGATCTTCACAACAAGGATTCGATGTCAGCCCTGCAGGGGGTCTGGCTCTACGAATTCGCGGAGCTGGGCAGCGTGGCGCGAGCTGAAGCTACGAAGCAGAAGTCGTTTCTCTCGCGGCAGGTCGACAAGTACCGGCCGGTCTATGGCCGTCGGGATATCCAGGCGCCCCGGCAGGTGGTTTTTGCCGGAAGCACGAACGACTGGGAGTGGAACAAGGACCCAACCGGCGGCCGGCGCTTCTGGCCCGTCGAGTGTGCAGACACGATCAACCTCGACGGCCTGGCTGGTGCGCGCGAGCAACTCTTCGCTGAGGCGCTGGCACTCTACCAGGCCGGCGAGCGATTCTGGCCAACACCGGAAGAGCAGCAGACGCTGTTCGATCCCGAGCAGCTCATGCGCGAGCAGCCCGAGTCCCTGGTCGATGCCCTGCACGACTGGGTGTATGCGCAGGTGGCCGATTTCTCGGTCGCCATGGCGGTCATGGAAGGCCTCAAGCTGCCGGCCAACGCACTCACGCGCGATCTACAGACACGGGTCGGCATTGCGTGCAGAAAACTCGGTTGCACCCGTGTGGAAAAACGAAACGGCATGGTCCGCTACTGGTACAAGCCCCCCGCTAGAAATGGGGCGTCGTCGCAAAGTGCCGGCCAGCCGTCTCCCCTCTCACGACCACCGCAGGGAGGCCACGATGCACCTTTCTGATCGCGCCAATGTGGGGAACGTGGGGAGCAGGTGGGGAAGCCCGAAAGCCTTGCAGCAGAAGGACATTCCTAACCTTCCTAACCTTCCCGACTTCGATACTCGCCCGCGTACACACGTGTGCACCTGCGAGCGAGCGCGCCCGTGCCCCCGCGCGTGCACACCCACACACCCCAGAGCTTTCAGGTCAGGAAGGTTGGGAAGGTTAGGAAGATGCCCGCAGGACAAGGGGTTTAGCCTTCCCCACCTGTTCCCCACCTTCCTAACCTCGGAGAACTGAGTATGGATCGAATCATCCAGAAGATGCGCCACGATTGGCCGCTAGTCGCGGAAGACCGCCGTGCCTGCGGCGACTGGAGCGAAACCGACGAAGCCGAAATCGGCCAGACGATCAAGGCCGTCGTTGAGGCCGGCGACGCTGATCAGATTGCGATGTGGGCGCGCTGGCTCGCGGACCTGTCCGCCGTCGTGCTCGGCCTGCGCGCCTCCGGGGTCGCCCGCAAAATGCGCGACGTCGCGCGTGCCCAGCGAGAAGGGGGAGGGCAATGATCCGTCTCTCAGTCCGCAACAATTTTCCGGCCGTGGCTCGTCAGATGGATCGACTGCCTGAGCAGCTTGCCAATAAGGCCATGGTTCGGGCGCTCAACAAGACGGTCGACCAGGGCAAGACAGAGATGGCCCGCGCGATCAGCAGCGAGTTTCGCGTCAAGGTGGGCGATGCCAAGCGCCGCTTGAGCGTCACTCGCGCGCGCTTCAAGGGGGTGCTGCACCTTGAGGCTGTGCTCGAAGCCACGCGGCCGGGCGGCCTGCATAACAACGATGCGCGCGGTATGAACCTGATTCACTTTGTGGTGGGCGGTCAGCCCAAGCGCACGGCCAAGGGCAAGCTGCGTCAGCTCAATATCCAGATAAAGCGCTCGGGTGGCCGAAAGCAGATCAAGGGCGCGTTCATCGCCACGAACAAGAGGACAGGCGGCACGGCGGTGTTCATCCGCGAGGGCAAGGACCGGATGCCGATCGCGACCAAGACCACCATCGACATTCCTCAGATGTTCAACACCAAGCGGCTCAATCAGGCCGTGCGCGAGGTCATGCTCAAGCGTTTCAGCACGAACTTCGACCGCGAGGTCAAGGCAATCCTGCAGGGGTTCGTCAGATGAGAACGGCGCTCCCCCCCCTTGACGGGTCCTTCCCAGCCCATCCCCCTGCGGCGCGAAACGACCCCGGAATTTCGCCAGTTTTCTGGCTTGGTAGGAGGTAAGTAAGTTGCGCATTGTTGGTCAGGAGCGGATTGCTGCAGTCTTCGGGGTAGCCCCGAAGACGATTGTCGACTGGCAGGAGCAGGGGTTTCCGATCGCCTTGCGCGGTTCGCCTGGTATCCCCAGCGAGTACGACACGCCGGCCTGCATCGCCTGGCTAGTCGACCGTGAGCTGAAGAAGGTCCAGGCGGAATCGCCGAACGATCGGCTGGCGCGGGTGAGGGCAGACAGCATCGAGATGGACAACGCCGAGCGGCGCGGTCAGTTGATACGTGCCGACCAACTGGAGCCGAAACTCAAGGCCGCTTTCGTCGCCGCCCGCGAGGCCTGGCTCGACGCGGTGCCACGCCTTTCACGCGAATTGCCTGCCGATGCGGAAGGCCGCGAGGCGCTGCTGCAGGCGGAGTTCGAGGCCTTTTTGAATCGCCTTGCGCAATGGGCGAATGCCGCCGATGAAGAGGATGAGGACGCGTGATGAACGCCTTGGCCACGCTTGCGAACGACGTCGATCAGTGGGCTGACCAGGCGCTGGATTCCTTGATCAGCCGGGTGTTCGCCCAGCTCAAGCCGCGCCCGCCGTTGTCGCCGCTTGAGTGGGTGGAAAAGTATCGCCGCTTGTCGTCGGAAGAGAATCCCGATTTCGTCGGGCCGTTCCGAATGGACAACATCCCGGTGCTACGCGGGGTGCTTGCCGCCGCTGGTCAGCGTGGCGTCAAGCGCCTGGTCGGGCAGAAGTCTGCCCAGATCGCCTGGACGGCTGGCGTCTGCTGTTCGCTGATGGGCTATTACACGCACTGGAAACCGTGCGTCCAGGTAGCGATGTTCCCCCGCGAAAAATCCGCCAAGGATTTCGATGCGGAAAAATTCTCGCCGATGGTGCGGGCTACCAGGGCGCTGGCCCGGCGCATCAAACTTAAGAGCCGCAGCGACGGCAACAGCGCCACGCGCAAGCATTACCCGGGCGGCTTGCTCAAGTTCGTTGCCTCTAACAGTCCGGCCGACGTCAAGTCGACCAGCGCCAAGGTCCGCTATGTCGAAGAGCCGGACGATACCAACCGTGACGTGAAGGGACAGGGCAACTCGATCACCCTGCTGCGGGAGCGCGGCAAGACCATCCGCGATAGCTTCGAGCTGATCGGCGGCACCCCGACGGCCAAGGGGGCCAGCGAGATCGAGAAGGAAATGCGCACGACCGACCAGCGCCGCTTCATGGTCGCGTGCCATGACTGCGGCGAGCGCCACGAAGTCAATCACGATCACATGGTCATCCCCGGCCTCAACCTGTCGCCGGAAGACCTGGCCGCGCCGGACATCGATGAGCGGTACCCCGTCCGCGATGTGTATGGCCGCGCTCGTCCGGAGGATGCCTATTACGTTTGTCCTCACTGCGGCTCCATCTGGAGCGACGCCCAGCGCGTCGCCAACATCAAGGCCGCTGCCTCGGTACCACCGCTGTACGGCTGGGAACCGACGGCGGAAGCAGCCGACCCCGGCTTCTACCTCAACGAGTTCCAGTCCTGTTTCGAGGGCAGCTACGTCCCCGTCCTGGCGGACAAGTACTGCAAGGCGCTACACCAGATGGAGCAGGGCGACCCGACCGATATGGTCGCCTACTGGAACTCCACGCGCGGTATCCCCTGGGAGTACAAGGGCGAACTCCCCGAAGAGGAAGAACTGCGCAACCGTGCCGAGCCCTATGCCGAGTGGAGCGCCCCGTCCGGCGCCATCGTGGCGCTCCTGACGGTCGACGTGCAGCATGACCGCCTGGCCGTCACATGCTGGGTCGTCGGTCGCGGTGAGGAAATGTGGCTGGCCTACTGGGGTGAGGTGTACGGGCAGACCGTGGTGCCGCACCAGGGCGCCTGGCGTGAACTCGACGCGCTGATGCAGCGCACAGTGACCACCCCGAGTGGCGCGCTGCCCATTGCCGCAGTGGGTATCGACTGCTCAGACGGCCAGACATCGGAGGCTTCCTACAGCTATGTCCGAAAACATCACCGCCGTGATCGCCAGGTGCTTGCTCTCAAGGGCGCGCCCGATGCCGAGGGCCGCGTCGAAATCTGGACGCCACCCAAGCCGATCGATCCAAACAACAAGGCCACCAAAGCGTCGCGGTACGGGGTACAGGTACATATCGTCGGTACCGCCAAGGCCAAAGACCTGATCCTCGGCTGGGCGCAGGAAGGTGGGCGTGTGCGCCTCACGGGCCACGGCCCCGGGCGCATGCACTGGTACGAAGGTGTGCGTGATGACTTTTACGAGCAACTGCTCTCGGAAATCAAGATTCCCAGCCGCTCGAATCCCAAGCGCCGCGCCTGGAAGGCGCGCACCGATCGGCGCAACGAAGCGCTCGACTGCACCGTCTACGCCGTCTATCTCTGTCGCCACCTGAAGCTGCACTTGCGCCGTCCCGCTCAGTGGGATTTAGACGAACTGCGCCTGCGTCAGGGCGTGCTGCTGCCGGCGGCAGATGACGCAGAAAAGGCACCAGAAACCGCCGCGCCGGAAGTGCCGCCCGTGCAAACGTCTGTACCGGATGCCGCGCCTGAAGCGGCGCCGCCAGTCGCTGAAGATGCCACCTCCCTTGTCGCCCAGGCGCAGGCCTCCGCGCGCCTGAAGGCCATGCTCCAGTCTCGCCGCCAGGGGCGCCGTGGCTGACAGCCTGAAAGAGATCCTCGACATCGCCCGCCGGGAAATGCCCGACGTGCCCGATGCCGTCTGGGCGCGGATCGAAGGCCGGATACGCCTCAACTTCGGCGGCCAGCGGCCCTACATCGCCAGCCAGAAAAAGCGCCGGCATCTGGAGGCGCTGGCGGAAGCCGATGCATCGGCCGATGCTGCTCGGATGGCGGCGCAACTTGGGTTGTCGGTACGACACTTGCGCCGGCTTAAAAGCCTAAAGAGATAAGCAAAAAAGTTTATTTTCTCTTGACGTTGTAATCATTTTTGATTACTATTGAGCCATGTTCAACAAACACGGGAGGTGTGGTGAAGCAAAGCGAATTCGTCAGATGGCTCGCCAAACAGGGAGCGACTTTCAAAGACGGCAGCCGGCATTTGAAAGTCTATCTGAACGGTCAACAAACAGTACTGCCCAGACACCCATCGGAAGAACTGAAAACCGGATTGGTTGAGGGCGTAAAGAAACAGCTGAAGCTTAAGTGACGCAGGCCCCGCAAGGGGCTTGCAATGCACACACCATATGCACCCACGTTGTGTGGTTATAAAGTGATAGAGGTAAAACGTATGCAATATCCTGCACGTTTCGAGGCCGCCGATGAAGGCGGATATGTAGTGTCCTTCCGGGATATTCCGGAGGCTTTGACTCAAGGTGATACCGAAGATGAAGCTATGTCTATGGCTGAAGACGCGCTCGTTACGGCCATGGATTTTTACTTTGAGGATCGTCGGCAAGTTGCTATGCCATCGGATCTTCTTCCGGGCGAACGCTGGGTGGAATTGCCGGCCAGCGTTACTGCCAAGGCTCTGTTGCTCAACGAGATGATCGCTGCCGGTGTCAGCAATGCCGAACTGGCTCGCCGAATGGGCACCCGTCCGCAAGAAGTGCAGCGTATCGTCGATCTGGCCCATTCGACCAAGATCGATACCATTGCCAAGGCCTTGGTTGCGCTCGGTAAGCATTTGGAAGTGCGAGTCGCCTGACTGCCGCTTGAACGGACATTTCTTGCCTAGAAATGTCCACCCATGCCCGGCAATCTGCCGGGCATGGACACCCCAACGACCTTTCGCGCTGGCGACTCCGCCGACTGGACCCAGCACCTAACAGCTTACCTGCCGGCTGACGGCTGGCTGTTGAAGTACCGGTTGCTCTGGCCGGCAACGGGTGCTGCCGTCGATATCCCCACCACGATCGACGGTGAGACCTACGTGGTTTCCCTGTCGTCGACCGATACCGCGTCCTGGACTGCCGGCGCGGCAACGCTGGTGTCCTTTGTCGAACGCACCGGCGAGCGCGTCACGCTTGCCGCTCACCCCGTCAGCATCCTGCCGGACCTCTCTGCCGCCACCGCTCACGATGGCCGTAGCGCCAACGAAAAAGCGCTGGCCGATGCCGAGGCCGCGCTCGCCGCACACGTCGCCAGCGGGCAGAGCGTGGTCGCGGAATACGAGGTGGCCGGTCGCAAGATGAAATTCCGCTCGGTGGAAGAGCTGGAAAAGCTGATTGCCTTCTACCGCCGCGCCGTCGTCAAGGATCGCGCCGCCCTGGCTCTGCTGAGCGGCGGTAGCGTGCCCGGTCGCGTCTATTACCGGGGCTGATATGGGAATCCTCTCCAAGCTCTTCAGTCCCCGCGAAACCGCTGCCGACCGTGCCGCCTGGCTGGATTCCGCCGTGCGGGCCGCTGGCCAGCATGCAGCCGGTGCCCGCCTGGGCGAACTCCGGCAGCGCAGCTTCGAAGCCGCCGAGACCCCTGCCTGGACCGATAGCTGGCCGACGCACGCCGCCCCAATCAATGACGACCTCGCCCGCCAGTTGCCCACCCTGCGCAGCCGTGCGCGCGGCCAGGCGCGCAACAACGAGTGGGCCACCAACTACCTGATCAAGCTCGACGACAACGTCCTCGGCGCCGCCGGCATCGTCCTGCAGATGCGGCTCAAGAAACGCAACGGCCAGCCGGACGATGCCACCAACACGCTGCTCGAAGGCGCCTGGGCCAAGTGGTGCGCCGCCGCCGATGTTGCCGGTATGCCCTGGCGCGAAGTCGAATCCCTCGCGCTCGCCAGCCTGCCGCAAGACGGCGAACTGCTCTACCGGCTGCGGCCAGGGGCAGGGCCGATGGGCATTCAGATTCAACTCCTCGCCGCCGACCTGCTCGACGTCAACCTGCGCCGCGACTACGGCGGCAACCGCGTCCGCATGGGTGTCGAGATCGACGACGACGGCAAGCCCGTCGCCTACTGGTTGCGCGCCAACAAGACCGGCGACCAGCCCTCGGACCTGATCACCGTCGGCCGCCACCTGCGCGTGCCGGCTGCCGAAATCCGCCACCGCTTCCTGCGCCGGGAGATCGGCCAGTTGCGCGGCTTCCCTTGGCTTTCTGCCGGCGCTCGCCGCCTGTGGATGCTCAGCGACTTCGAAGAGGCGGCAGCCGTCGCCTCCAGCAACGCCGCCAAGCGCCAGGGCTTCTTTGTCACGCCGGACGGCGACGCGCCGAGCGGTTTCGCCGACACCGTCATTTCCGGTGTTCTCGAAGCCGCCAAGGCCGCCGGCAAGGTGCTGACGCCCGACGAAATCCGCAGCATCACCGCCGCCGCCGAAAAATACGCCAGTACGGTGCCGGGTCAGTTCGACACCCTGCCGCAGGGCGTTGACTTCCGCCCCTACGAATCCAAGTGGCCGTCGATCAGCGCCGACGCCTACATCAAGCAACACGTCCGGGGCTGGGCCGCCGCGCGCGGCATGTCCTACGTCTCGGCCGGCAACGACCTCGAAGCGGTCAATTACTCCAGCGCCCGCGTCGGCATCGTCGAAGAGCGCGAGCACTACAAGACAATCCAGAGCGACCTGATCACCTGGCTGCACGCCGAAGTCTTTCCGTTTGTGCTGCCCTACCTGGTGCTCAATACCCCCGGCCTCAAGCCCGAGCACCTGGATCGCTACCTCGCCGCCGCCACCTGGCAGCCGCGCCGCTGGGCCGGCATCGACCCGGTCAAGGAAATGCAGGCCGCCGAAATCGCCCTGCGTCTCAAGCTCACCAGCCGCCGCCGAATCATCCTCGAACGCGGCGACGACCCCGACGAAATCGCGGCCGAAGTCCAAACCGAAGACGCCCTCTACGGCCCGATCGCCTCCAGCGGTACTCCGCCGAAAGACGAGAAAGAAGAGGGGGAGGAGGGCGACGACAAGACCACCCCGCCGAAAAAAGAAAAGGAGCCCAGCAATGACGACTGAAACCGTTCCCGTCCAGAGGCGCCAGCGCGTCGAAGGCGTGCTGCACCGCAGCCTGCCAGCCACCCTCACCATCCGCGCCGTCGAGGAAGGGCAGGCCGACGATGGCCTGCTCCGTCTGCGCCTCTCGGTCTCATCCGAAGCTCCCTACCTGCGCAGTAGCTGGTGGGATGAACCGTGGATTGAAGTTCTCGGCCACCAGGACGGCGAAGTGGATCTGACGCGCCTCAACGACGGCGCCCCGGTGCTTGCTAATCACGACCGCCGCACCGCTGTCGGCAACACGCCGCTCGCCGGCATCGGCGTCAGTGAGAAATCGTGGCTCGAAGGCATGCGCCTGATTTCCGATATTACGTTGAGCCGCCGGGAAGCCCTGGCCGATCTACGGCAGGACATCGGCGACGGGCTGGTGAAGAACGTCTCCATCGGCTACCTGATCAACGAACGCACGCTGGTCAAGGCCAACGGCGAGGGGAAGCCGGACGAATACCGCGTCACGTCATGGACGCCCTTCGAAATCTCTCTCGTCGACATCCCTGCCGATGCCACCGTCGGCCTCGGCCGTGGCCTGGACGCGCCCGACCCCCAGAACCCCCAATCCCGCTACCGCGTGATTGACCTCAACGCCCCGGCCGCCGGGGCCAACCCCTCCCAAGGAGAACGCAGCATGACTACCGTGGTTGAAACCCCGGCGGCTGACCAACAGACCGCCAACCGCGCCCTCGGCGCCACCGCTACCCCGCCCGGCAATCCCGCCGACCCGCTCGCCGCCGAACGCGAACGCGCCCGCAACATTCGCGCCCTCGGCCGTCAGTTCGAGATGGCCGGCCTGGCCGATGAAGCCATCGACGCCGGCACCTCGCTTGACGCCTTCCGCCAGCTCGTCCTCGGCAAGCTGCAGGATAAGGGCAAGATTCGCACGGCGGAGTCTCCCGAAATCGGCATGAGCCGCCGCGACATCGAAAACTTCAGTTTCTGCCGCGCCCTGCTGGCCGCCTCTGACCCGGCGCACGCCAAAGACCTGGCCCCGTTCGAAACCGAATGCAGCCGCGCCGCCCAGGACAAGCGCGGCGACAGCCGCGACAAAACCCGCGAAGCCGCCGTCACCATCCCGATCGACGTGCTCTCGCGCGGCATCATGATGGGTGAAGGCGTCGCCCAGGCGGTGGCTCGCCAGCTACTCGCCAAGGCGCAGCGCACCAGCAGCGAAGCCATGAATTATTACCGCGACCTGGTCGCCGGCACCGCCGGCGCCGGTGGCAACCTTGTTGCCACCGAACTGCTTGGCTCCAGCTTCATCGAGCTGTTGCGGCACGCGATGATCCTCGACAAGCTCGGCGTCACCTGGCTGCGGGATCTGAATGGCAATGTTGCCATTCCCAGCGCTACCGGCACCACCAGCGCCTACTGGGTTGCCGAAGGCGGCGCGCCCACCGAATCCGCCGCAGCCTTCGGCCAGGTCGTGCTTACCCCGCACACCGTCGGCGCCTTTACCGACTACAGTCGGCGCCTGCTGCTGCAGTCCTCGATCGACGTCGAAGCCTTCGTCCGTGCCGACCTCGCCGCCATCATCGGCCAGGCCATCCAGGCCGCCGCCATCAATGGCAGCGGCGCCAGTAACGAACCGACCGGCCTGCTCAATACTTCCGGCATCGGCAGCGTCGCCGGTGGCACCAACGGCGCGGCAATCACCTACGAGCACTGCGTCGACCTCGAAACCGCCATCGGCACCGCCAATGCCGACGTGGGGAATCTCGCCTACCTGGCCAACGCCAAGGTGCGCGGCAAGCTCCGGAAGACGCAGGAGTTCGCCAGCACCAACGGCAAGGCCGTCTGGGGCAAGGGCCGCGAGCGCGGCATCGGCGACGTGCTCGGCTACGACGCCGTCGTCACCAACGCCATGCCAGGCAACCTGACCAAGGGCACGAGTTCCGGCGTCTGCTCCGCCGTCGCCATCGGCAACTGGGTCGACCTGTTGATCGGCATGTGGGGCGGCCTGGACGTGATGCTCGATCCCTACACCGGCGCCACCTCCGGCACCCGCCGCGTCGTCGCCCTGCAGGACGTCGACGTCCAGTTGCGCCAGGTGGCCAGCTTTGCGGCCATGAAAGACGCCCTCACCAGCTAACCCCTTGCCCCGGCCTTGGCCGGGGCGCATGAAAGGAACACGCAATGAAGCAACTCATCATCGAGCCCTGCATCGTCAACTACGGCGACGACCGGGGCGGTGTCGACCAATCCATCGGCGACGTGGTCGACGTGCCCAAGGACGTCGCCAGCAAGCTGGCCAGCAACGGCCGCGCCCTCTACCTGGACAAGAAAGATGACCCGACCCGCGAAGGCCGCTACACGGCCAGCAAGGAAATGGTCAAAGCCGCCCAGGAACTGGCCGCCGCCAAGGCCAAGGCCGCAGCAGAAGCCAGCAAGGGAGGCGAGGGCGGCGAATGAATCCGGCTGCTGACCTGCACCTTTTCTACGCCGGTTTTCCGGCCGTAGATGCTAGCCATACCCCCAAGGGGGGCGGCACCGTCACGCCCGGGCGGGTCATTCTCGACCAGCCCGGCATGGCGCTGTTTGGCGAGCAGGTGCTGGCTACGGATTACCTGCTGCGCTTTCCCGCTGGCGCCTTCCCGGCAGTGCGGCGGGGTGACCGCTTCGTGGTCGGTGGCGTTACCTACACCGCCCGCGAAACCCCACAGCCCGGGCAGGACGGGCTGGAGCTGACCGTCCCACTGGAGAAAGCCTGATGGCCGCCAGCGTTTTCGAGCAAGCCCTTGCCCGGGTGCAGACCGCGCTGCTGGCTGCCACCCCAGCCGACGACCGCGTCGACCGCGCCCGCGACGACGCCTATGCCGACGACGAACTCCCCGCCCTCAACATCCGTCGCCAGGACACCGGCGCCGACGCCATCGGCAACGGTGGCGAGCGTCACATCCTCGCCTTCACCCTCGAATGCAATGTACAGGGCGGCGAGACCGAAGCCGACGCCCTGCACATGGACGCTCACGACGTCCTGCTGGCTGACCCGCAACTTGCCACCGCCGGCCGTGGCCTGCGCTGCACCGGCACCGAAATTCAGACCGCCGTCGCCGATTTCCCCTCGGCCCGGCTGACCGCCCGCTACCAGATTCAATTGTTCGTCCGGCCCGGCAACCTCACCCGGGCCGTCACCTAGGAGAAACGCACCATGATCAACTTCGGCACCGGCAAGCTGATTGCCGTCCCCACCAACCTGGCCGACGGCACCGCCATCGCCACCCCGACCCCCGTCATCCTCGGCACCATGCAGGATGTCTCGCTCGATCTGTCGGTGGAAATCAAGACCCTCTACGGCTCCAAGCGCTACCCGATCGCCGTCGGTCAGGGTAAGGGCAAGACCGAGATCAAGGCCAAGTATGCCGAGATCGACGGCGGCATTCTCGGCAGCCTCTTCTTCGGCAAGGCCGCAACGTCCGGCATCAAGGCGGCGGTGTTCGATGCCGGCGCCAGCATTCCGGCTGACGCGCCCTACACCCTGACCATCGCCCCGCCCAATACGGGTGATTTTGTCGGCGACCTTGGCGTCATGTTTGCCGCGACCGGTGCCCAGCTCGACCGCGTTGCCAACGCACCGGGTACCGGCCAATACCAGGTCGATCCAGCCACCGGTATCTACACCTTTGCCGCCGCCGACCAGGGCAAGGGCGTCGCCATCAGCTACGAATACAGCGCGTCCACCGGCGGCAAGGTCTGGACGATGACCAACGAGACCATGGGCTACACGCCCAGCTTCACCCTGCTGCTGCAGAACGGTTACGACGGCAAGAACCTCGTCTGCAAGCTCAACCGTTGCGTCAGCGGCAAGCTCGGCCTGCCGCTCAAGAGCGACGACTTCGCGGTGTACGACTTCGAAGCCGAAGCCTTCGCCAATGCGGCGGGCGTGCTTGGCTATATCTGTCTGTTCTGATCATGGGGGCGACCATCGTCGTTTCTCTGCCGCGCGCCGCCGGCTATCTGGCGCGGCTGCTGGCCGTGGTGCGTGCCTGGCTTTCCCGGCGCGCCTTGCTGCGTCTGGCCGGTATCCCGGTCGTGGTCCTGGAGGGGCGTGTCTATGGCGTGCGGGCCGTACCGTTCGGTGTCGCCCGCGAGTTGGTGCCGGCATTGCTGCGCTGCTCCCAGCGCTTTGCCGCCTGGCAAATCGAAGAAGCGCTGTACGACGACATCGTTCGTGTTCTGGCACTGGGCCTGCGGGAATCGCCGGCTGTGATCGAGCGCCTGACAGTGCCGCTCTGGGCGCTGGCGCCGGTGATCGAAGCCATCGCCGTGGCAAATGCTTTGCCCGTCGTGGAGGCTGGCCGGGCCGACCCGGGAAAAGTGATGGCGGCGATATTGACTGGGACGCCCTTATCGCCGCCATCGCCTCAGGCACCGGCTGGACCTGGGAGCACATTGAGCAATGCGTAACGCTGCCGCAGATTCTCATTTTGACCCGCTACTGGGAAACCGTCCCGCCCGCGCCGCAACAGCTACGCCGTATCGCCCTGGCGCTCGGGATTCCCGCCGAGACTCGACCCCGTGTGCAAACGTCTGCACGCCCGCAGGACGCCCTGCAGGAAGCGCTGGCCGCCGGGCTGCCGGTGATGGAAGGGCGCCCCGATGACCCCCTACTGGATTTTCTGGACCTCTGATCATGAGTGACAACAAGGCCAACATCACCGTCGACGGGGATATTTCACCCTTGCGTCAAAAGCTGCGCGAAGCCGGTCAAGCCTTCAAGCGTTTCGGCGATGACGGCGAGACAGCTATCAACCGGATGACCGGCCCCCTCGGTGCGCTGCAGGAGCGCTTTATTGCCGTCGGTGCGGTGCTCGCCGGTGGCGCCGTCTTCCGCGAAGCTGTGGCGCAGGCCAAGGAATGGACTGAGCAGAGTATCGACATGGCGGCGGCGCTGGGCATCAGCGCTACCGAAGCCGGGAATCTCAAGGCGGCGCTGGCCGACGAAGGGGTTGAGGTAGAAACCTTCATGGCAGCGGCGCAGAAGCTGGCAGCCAACCTCAAGAATGACGAATCCGCGCTACAGGCGGTGGGGCTCGCCACACGCGACGCCGCTGGGAATCTGCGGCCGTTGAATGCGCTGACGGTCGAGGCCATCGAGCTGACCGGACAATACAAGGCCGGGACCGATCGCGCCATTGCCGCCACCACCTTGTTCGGCAAAGGCTTCGAGATCGCTGGCGACCTGGCCAAGATTAACAGCGAGCTGATCGCAGAAAATACCGAGCGCCAGCAGGCACTGGCGGCTACGGTAACGAATGAAAGCATCGCCGCGTTTGAAGAATATGATGTGGCCAGCAAGGGCGTCGACGCCACCTTGCGCGCTATCTGGCAGACCATCGGCACCGTGCTGATGCCGGTCCTGGCGACGCTGGCCAACTGGTTTGTCAGTATCGGCCCGGCTGCTGTTGTGGCTATCCGAGGCGCCCTGGGTGGGTTGGCCTCAGCGTTTCATCTGGTCACGACCGGCGTGACGGTACTCTGGGAAACGCTGAACGCTCTGGTGGTTTCCGTGGCAGAGCCGATTCGCGCCATGGCCATGGCGATCGGCAAGGCGGTCACGGGGGATTTTGCCGGCGCTGCGGCAGAGTTGCGCGGCATCACCGGGGTCATCTCCGGCGCCTGGGGGCAGGCGTTCGACACCATGGTCGAGAAAGCCGCCAGCACTCGCGAGCGAATCTGGAACATCTTCTCCGGTGGCACGCCGACGGTTGCTGCCAAGGTCGACGGCAAGAGCGCCGAGCACCTGATCAAGACGGACCCGGCCAAGGCAACCAAGAAACCCCCTTCGCCAGCGGACACCAGCTACATGCAGTATTACGAAGCCGCGCTGGCCGAAGAGAAACGCTTGGCGGCAGAGAAGGATGCGCTGCGCGAATATAGCAAGGCTCAGGAACTCGCCTACTGGCGGACGCTGCTTGATCACGCCGATCTTTCCGGCAAGGACCGGATGGCAATTGAGCGCAAGGTTGCCGACCTGTCTGTGGTCGTCTGGCGCGATGCCGCCCGCCAGCAGCAGGCGTTGGATGTCGAGGCCCGGCGCTTTGGCGAGCAATACGCCCTGGGCGAAGTCGATGCCGCGCGGGCTGCCGCCGACGCGGCGCTGGCCGTCGGTGCGACGACCAACGAACAGCGCCTGCAGCAGGAGATCCAGTTCGAGCAGCAGCGCTACGAAATCCGCCGATCCTACGCCGAAGCCCGGCTGCAGTTGCTGGCGGCCGACCCGGAAACCAACGTCGAGGAAATGGCGCGCCTGAAGAACCAATTGCTGGAGCTGGAGCAGCAATACCAGACCGCGCGCATCGGCCTGCAAGGCCGACTCGGCGCCGAGCAAAAGCGCCTGGCGGAAGAATCAGGGCAGGTCTGGGACGCCCTGGGCAGCCGCATGTCCAGCCTCTGGGACAGCGGCATCCAGGCCATGATGAACGGCACACTGACCTGGCGTAATGCGTTCAAGGCCGTCGGCACGGAACTGGTCGGCTGGTTTGCGAATTCGGTGGTCGGCGACATGGTCAAGACTTGGCTGAAACAGCACGCCGTGATGCTTGCGGCGAAACTGGGTTTCATCAGTCAGGAAAAGGCGATGCAGTTGGCCGGCAGTGCTGCGGTGGTGGCCACTAAAACCGCCGAGACGACTGCGGTTTCAACTGCCAACGCCGTGCAGGCAGGTACCGGCGCTGCCGCCTCCCAGGCACCGATCCCCATCGTTGGTCCTGTCCTGGCCCTGGCCGCGATGGCCTCGGTCTTTGCGGCGGTGTCTGCACTGGGTGGACGCATCGCCTCGGCCTCCCGGGGGTACGACATCCCTGCCGGCCTCAACCCCATGACCCAGCTACACGAAGAGGAAATGGTGCTGCCGCAGAAATACGCTAACGTGATTCGCGGCCTGGCCGCCGGCGAATCGCAAGCCAGCGCCGGCCCGGTCTTCGCGCCGAGCATTGCCGTGACCGCGATGGATGCTCGTGGCGTGCAGCGCGCGCTCAGAGAAGGCGGGGCGCTGCACAAGGCGTTGAAAGAGTTGCACCGGGGTTTTGCAAAGTGAGCATTTTCCCCGACCTCCCAGGCGTCAAGATCGAGGCCACCTACCGGCCCGAGTTCAGCACGTTGATCCGTCGATCGACGGCGGGCAACGAATATCGCGTGGCCCAGCGATCCGCACCGAAGTGGCGGATCGCGCTGGCATTTGAGTTCCTGCGAGCCGGGGCGGAATCGGAACTGCAAACGCTGGTGAATTTTTTCCTGGCCCGCAAAGGCGCTTTCGAGGCCTTCGAGTTTACACATCCGGACAACGCCATTACTGGCCAGGGTGTCACCTTGACGGTGCGCTTCGTGAACGATGCGCAGGACTTCGAGCGTTTTCTAGATGACCTCTGGAGCGCCAGGAAAGTGGAGCTGACAACCCTGTGAAGAGCGCCTCGCCCGAACTGATCGCCATCCTGGATTCCGGCAGCTTCTACATGGCGGACCTTTACACCCTGGTGCTCAGAAGTGGTGCTGTCATTCGTATGACCGGCGCCGATACCTCGATCAGCTATCTGGGGAATGTGTTCGTGCCCGTGGCCATTATGCGCGGCCGTACCCGGCTGACCGTCGGCATCGAGGTGGATACCCTGGAGGTCGACATCCATGAGCCGCTTGCGGTTGGTTCGTCGAACCTGTTTGAACTCGCGGTCAACGGCGGGCTGTACGGCGCCACCCTGCGTGTCGAGCGCGCCATCATGGCCGTGTGGGGCGACACCTCGCCGGGCGCTGTTCACGTGTTCGACGGTCGGGTGACAAAGCCCGTGGCTGGCATTGCCGGCCTGCATTTAAGCGTTCAGTCCGAATCCGTTTTGCTCAATGTCGAGATCCCGCGCCGCTTGTATCAGCCGGGCTGTCCCTATGTGCTCTACGGCTCGGCCTGCGGAAAATCGGCGATTCCCTACACGCTGACCTGTGGCGCGGGATCAACGCGCCAGGTGCTGGAACTGTCACTGGGAGCCTATGAGATCGGACGTTTCTCCGGTGGCGTGGTGACCTTTACGACCGGCGCATTGACGGGCGTGTCACGGAGCATCAAGACGCATGACACCACCGGCACGCTGGTGCTCATGCAGGCGCTGCCCTCGTCGCCGGCCGGTTTGAAGGTCAAGCTCCGACAGGCCTGTTTCAAGACGCGCGCGGCCTGCGAAGCGCTTTCCAATCTGCCGAACTTCGGTGGCTTTCCGGACGTGCCGTTACCGGAAACCGTAGCGGGGTCCAGCCTGTGATGTCGAGTGCCGTCCTGTCAGAAGCGGAAAGCTGGCTGGGCACGCCTTACCACTCGCGGGCACGGCTCAAGGGGGTCGGCGTAGATTGCGCGATGCTGCTGGCCGAGGTCTATCACCGGACCGGCCTGATACCCCACATCGAGCCCGGCGATTACGCGCGCGACTGGCATTTACATCGCAACGATGAACGTTTTCTGCAATGGGTGCAGAGGTTCGCGGACGAAGTTGCCAACCCGCAACCCGCCGACGTGGCGCTTTGGCAAACCGGCCGCGCGTTCGGCCATGGCGCCATCGTCACGGCGTGGCCCTGGGTGATTCACGCCGTGGTGCGTAGCACGGTTCAGCGGGCGGACGTTCAGCAGTGCGCTCTGGTGTTTCGTCCCGTCCGTTTTTTTCGTATGAGGGGAATGTAATGTCGTTCGGCGGTGGCAGCGATATTCACACAGAGGACGAACGTCTATCCGGCATCCGCTTGATGTCCAGTGCATACGGTCAGCCGGTGACAATTCTGTATGGCACCCAGCGTGTCTCGCCGAACATCATCTGGTATGGTGATTTCAAGGCGATTGCCCATACGACCAGCGAGGATGTTGGCAAGGGTGGCGGCAGTTCGATTTCGCACACCTCATACACCTACACGGCGTCATTTTTAGCCGCACTGACCGAAGGGCCGATCGACGGTGTAGTGCGATCCTGGGACGGCACAACACTGCTCAGTACAGAATCGCAGACGCAGGTCGACCAAGGCTTGACGATGGGCTTCTTGCCGCCCGCCGCTGGCAGTAGCGCCCCTCAGTCGCAAACCATTCTCCATGGCACGGCGGATCAGTCGCCGTGGGCGCATCTTGCCGCCAATCATCCGGATGCCGCGCTGCACTATCGGGGCACGGCGCTGCTTGGGCGTGCCAATTACAACCTCGGCAACAGCAATAGCGTGCCGAACATGACCTTCGAGGTGCGCGGCCTGCTGGCGTCGATCAATGACGACGCCCAGCCGCATTTGTTCATTACCGATAGCCTCGCGAACGCTCGCTATGGGGCTGGATTCCCCGGTGCGCGTCTGGGCGACATGACAGCCTATCGCGCCTATACGCTGGCCGCTGGCCTGCTTTTCTCGCCGATCCTGAACGAGCGGCGCCCCATGGCCGACTGGTTGACCGAATGGGCGGAGCTGAGCAACAGCGCGGTCATCTGGTCCGATGGGCGGCTCAAGATGGTGCCGTATGGCGACGAGGCGCTGACCGGCAACGGCATCACCTATACCCCGGATGTGACCCCCCGTTACGACCTGACCGATGCCGATTTCCTGGAGCAGGATGACGGCCCGGTGGTTGTGGAAGGCAAGGGAATCGAGGACGCTTACAACGATGTTTCGGTCGAGTTTCAATCGCGCGCACTGGATTACTCGACCGATGTCGTGCAGCGCCAGGACCTGGCCAGAATCGAGGCCTACGGTCAGCGCATCGCCCCGAAGATCGTCGCCAAGGGGGTGACGCGCGCCGAAGTGGCGGCGCAGATCGCCCAGACCCGGTTGCAGCGCTATGGCTATGTGCTCAACGAATACACGTTTCGTCTGCCCTGGCGCTTCTGTCTGCTGGAGCCGATGGACCGCCTCACCCTGACCTGCCTGCCGCTCGGCATGGACCATGTGCCGGTGCGCATCATCGAGATCGAGGAAGACGAAGACGGTGAGCTATCCGTGCGCGCTGAAGACGCACCGATCGGCATTGCCACGCCGGCAGGCTACGGGGTGGCCAGCGCAACCGGTGCGGCGATTGACTACTACGTGGCCCCCGGTGATGTCGCGGATCCCGTGGCCTTCGAGCCGGCCGGCATCATGGTGTCGTCGCAGCTCGCTGTCTGGATTGCGGTGACCGGCCAATCGGCTCACTGGGGCGGCTGTAACGTCTGGGCAAGCTGGGATGACGCCAACTATCAGTTCGTTGGTACGGCACGGGGTGGGGCGCGCTATGGCACCGTGAGTGCCTTTGTCGGCGCGGCGGCTGGCGACGTGGCCTCGGTCCAGCTTGTGGGCAACGCCGGGCAGTTGCTGTCCGGTTCGTCCGCCGAGGCGGCAGCGCTGGCGACACTCTGCCTGATCGGTGACGAGTTCGTGGCGTACACCACCGCGACGTTGACCGGTGGCCAGGCTTATGACCTGACGTTGGCCGAGCGCGCTCTGCAGAACTCGACCGCGCAAACGCACAATGCTGGCGATCGCTTCGTGCGTATTGATGGCACTATCGTCAAGTCCGAAGCCCTGGACCCGGCGCTGGTGGGCAAGACCGTCCGTCTCAAGTTCACTAGCTTCAATGTCTACGGCCGGGCAGAGCAGGCGCTGTCGGATGTGATCGAATACACCTATACCATCGGCGGCGGAAACATCGTGCCGGACGAAAGCACAGCCATCGTTCGCTCGCCGGTGCCAACCTCTCCGGCCGAAGGGGCTGGCGTGTCGGCCGAACTGGTTACCCTTGCGGCGGGAGGCTACAGCTCGCGGCCGACGGGGATCGACTATCACTATGCGAGTCAGTGGCAGATCGCCAGTGATGCAGCCTTTGGCGCTTTGCTCTGGGACAGCGGCGAAACGCAGTCTGACCTTACCTCCATCCAGCCTCCGCTTGAGCTGGCGGCAAGTAGCACCTACTACTGGCGTGTTCGCTATCGTGGCGAGGTGCTCGACTGGTCCGAATGGAGCACGGTGCGCAGCTTTTCCACCGCCGCCAGCATCTCGGGCGTCTACACGCAACTGACAACAACGAATCCGCCATCTGCACGCCTGGGGCATCACATGTGCGTGGTGGGTGGCGATATTTATTGCCTGGGCGGCACTGTCGCCAGCGGCACCAGTAATCGGGAGCTTTGGAAGCTCAATACCCTGACACTCACCTGGACACAGCTTGCGAATTGTCCAGAGGATGTTGCTTACTTACTGTCGGACGCAGGCAACGTCCTGGCCCATATCTCAGGGAAACTTTACTGCCGGGCCGGCAACAGCGTTTATTCCTACGACCTGTCGACCGGCGTTTGGCAGCAACTGGCCACCGAAAATATCTATTACCCGAAGTATGTCGCCATCGGGCAGCAAATCTACATCACGGGTGTCAGTGCGACGGCGCCAGCGAAGAGGGTCTATGACCCGCAAACCAATCTGGTTTCGCTGGGGAATTGGCCCGGCGGAATTGGCTATGGAACCTGGGTCTCGGTCGGTGGCAAGGCGTATCAATTCGGTGGGCACGTATCAGGCTCTCCTCATGTTTTTTACAGTGTTTGCTGGCAGCACGACCCGGTAAGCAATACGTCAAATCAGATGGCCTCTGGGCCGTCGGCTCGTGGCGAGCATGCCTCGTGCGAACTCGGCGGTCTGATGTATGTGTATGGCGGTCAAACATCAAATGGGGTAACCACAAACGAGCTGTGGCAATTCGATCCGTTGGCCAACACATGGACCCAGTTGCCAACCGGCTTGGCCTCCGCCCGCACACGCATGGCGATGGTGGGGTGTAACAACGCCTTGTATTTGTTTGGGGGAACTTCAGGGGCGTCTTCGGGTGGCGCCAAGCTGTCCGAACTCTGGAGGATCGATTGATGACCCGCTATCGCATCGGCGAAGAGGTCGATGGGCGTCTCCTCGTCGAGTCTGACGACGGCAGTTACCGCGCCTGGCACATCGCTACCCCGACCGAAGCCGCTGCCATTGCGCTGGCGCTGAGCAAACCCGGCCTGATTGCCGAGCTGGCCGCCTGGCGCTGGGGCCGCGAAACCGCCGGCATCGAGTACCAGGGGCAGCGCATCGGCACTGGCAGGGATGACCAGGCCATGCTCAGCAGCGCCCTACAGCTTGCCGCCTTCGACCCCGATCGGCGCATTGACTGGAAAACCCCGGACGGCTGGGTGCAAATCGACGTGCCCACCCTGCAGGCTGTTGGCCGTGCCGTCGGCGAACACGTCCAAGCCTGTTTCTCGGCCGAATCTCGGGTTGCTGCACGTATTGATGCACTGGCTGCCCTGGAAGACTGCACCGAATTCGACCTGGCCGCCGCCTGGGCGGCCGAGGGCGGCCCCTGATGATCACAAGTGGAAAGGAGTAGTGATGGAAACCAATGATCGGCTGCACGCCGATGTCCGCAACCTGCGCGAAGAGGTTGGCGAAGTCAAAAACCTGCTGGAACGCCTGGTGCGGCTGGAAGAGCGCCACGCTAACACCGCCAATGCCCTGGAGCGCGCCTTTTCCGCGCTCGCCAAGATCGATGGCCGAGTCCGCAAACTGGAGCTGGCGCAGCCGGTTCAGCGCCTGGCCACCGGCTGGGTTACCAATGCAGCCTGGGCAGCGGCCGGCGTGCTCGCCATGCTGCTGCTCAGAAAGATCGGGGTGGTGTGATGGCTGAATTCCTGCCCGCTTATGAACGAATGATCCGGAACGAAGGCGGCTACAAGCTGCACAAGGTGGACGGCGACAAGGGGGGCCAGACCTACGCCGGCATTGCCCGCAACCGCTGGCCAGCCTGGCACGGCTGGCGAGATATCGACGCCGGCCAGATCCCGGAAACCGAACTCGTCCGCGAGTTCTACCGCGACAATTTCTGGAATACCGTGCGCGGTGACGAACTCTTCGACCAAGGTGTCGCAGAAAGCCTCTTCGACTTCGCCGTCAACGCCGGCGCCGGTGTTGCCATCAAGCTCGCGCAGATTGTTGCCGGTAGCACGCCGGACGGCGTGCTCGGCCCGCGTACCGTGGCCGCACTCAACCAGCTCGACGGCGCCACCTTCAAACCGATCTATGCCCTGTCCAAGCTGGCACGGTACCGCGACATCGTCACGCGTGACCGGGCTCAGGAGAAGTTTCTACTCGGTTGGGTCAACAGAACGCTTCGGGAGGCGGCATGAATCCACTACTGATCGGCGGCATCGTCGAAACCGTCGGCAAGGTTGCCGACGATCTCTTCACAAGCGACGAAGAGCGTGCCCGCCTGGCGCTCGAAGGCTACCAGGCGGAGACCAGCCGTATGGCGGGGCAGGTCGAGACAAACAAGATCGAGGCCGCGCACGCCAGCATCTGGGTTGCAGGTTGGCGCCCGGCGGTTGGCTGGGTTGGTGTGCTGTCCATGCTCTACCAGTTCGTCGTCTATCCGATGCTCACCTGGGGCTGGTCCGCCTTGCAGGCCGCCGGCTGGGTTTCCGCAGACCTGGCGCCACCGCCGATGATCGATACCGAAGCACTGTGGGTGATCTTGACCGGGATTCTCGGCCTTGGCGCCTATCGGTCGGCGGAAAAACTGAAGGGGAAAACAAACTGAAAAATTGAGAAGTAAGCGACCGACAGGGTGTTGGCGCACCCTGCCGGCCGCCGTAGCGCACAGAAACGGCTGTGAGCCTTGGCCAAGGCTTACCCACCACGCGCGTGGCCGGGGAAGTCTATCGAAACAAATGCAAATGAGAAAGGCTCCCATGTCATCACCAATCATTCCCTGGATCGGAGGGAAGCGCCGTTTGGCCGATCGTCTGATCCCGCTGTTTCCACCGCACGAGTGCTATGTCGAGTTGTTCGCTGGCGGTGCGGCGTTGTATTTCCTTCGGCCGCAACCAGCGCCGGTCGAAGTGATCAACGACGTCAACGGTGAGTTGATCAATCTGTATCGGGTGGTTCAGCATCACCTGGAGGAGTTTGTCAGGCAGTTCAAGTGGGCGATCAGTAGTCGCCAGGTGTTCAAATGGATGCAGGACACGAAACCGGAAACACTTACCGATATTCAGCGTGCCGCGCGTTTTTATTACTTGCAGCACCACGCATTCGGTGGGCGTGTCGAGAGTCAGAGTTTCGGGACCGCAACGACAGCACCGGCAATCGATCTATGCCGTATTGGTGAATCGCTTTCTGCGGCTCATCTCCGCCTGGCCAGTACGACGGTAGAGAATCTGCCCTGGGCTGATTGCCTTGATCGGTACGATCGGCCGCACACGTTTTTCTACGCAGATCCACCGTATTGGAAAACAGAAGGCTACGGCGTTCCATTCCCGTTCGAAGAGTATCAGCGCCTGGCCGCCGCGATGCAAAGCTGCAGGGGAAAGGTGATGGTTAGCATCAATGATCATCCAGACATCAGAGCGGCTTTTGCTGGTCTAAATTTCTATGAGTTGGAGATAAAATACAGTGTGGGCGTTGACCGTGCTGGCAGGTCAGCTAGCCGGGAATTGGTGATAACAAACTGGGTTCCCGATGATTTAGGTTATCTGTTCTGA